CACAACTGGATCCTTTCGATCAAATTGTGACGGGTGCAAAGATTCCAGATAGTAATACTATGCCTAGTATTGCAAATTCTGATGTAGATATTGTCAATTTAGCTAGTACAGCTGTGTCAACTGATTTATCAGCTCTTGCTTTTCGTCCCCAGTACACGTGGGGTACTGTCGTAAGTACTGGTGGTGCAGCAGCTGTGTGGGCACCTCTTTGGGGCGGTGGCACCAATCGTGCCAAACGTGCTCCATACATTGCTGCTATGGAATTGACACGTCCGGTTGCCCATGCAATTCGGATTAGTTCGCCCTTGGCTCCTACTTCAGCTAGTGGGTTTTGTCATATAGGTTTATCTTATGAGACACAATTGGGTGAGACTACTTGGACTTACCCAACAACTATTGCCACTATTTCTGGATTACAACATTACAAGCGTGTAACGATTGCTTCGTTAACACAGTCACCTTTGACTGTTATTAACAAGTGGTTGGATGATTCGGCGTTTCGTTATTCATCGCCATCTAGTACAATGGTGGAGAATGCCACATCCAGTAGTTTCCAGACTGATGGATCTTGGGCAGTTATCGTGATTATGATTGAAGGAGCTCCTACGAGCAGCACGGTTTTAAGTGTGGAACATTTGTTGCTATCAGAAGGGTTGCCACGAAAAGACGGTGTCATTATTGGCACTCTTGCTGCTGCAAACAATCCGCAAGTGTTGCAAGCTGTAGGCGAAATGTCTACTGCTCAGGAGCCATTCCACACTGAAGCTGAACAGGACAGTTACATCCAACGTGGTGTTAACGCTGTTGCACAAGGTGCTGCTGCTCATGGTGAGAGAATGTTTAACACTGTTGCTGTTCCTTTGCTTCAACGCGCTGGTCAATATGGCGTTGGTGTTGCTGTCAATATGGCGGCAATGGCCATGTCAGGCCGCGGAGGTATTTCTGGTGTTAACAGTAATGCTAATCGTTTGACTTTGTAGACGTACCGACTCGAATATCACCGACTACTCGTGCTGTTATTAGACGTATTCCATTACAGGAACGTAATGTCAGGGATAATTATCAGTCTGTAGCACAGAGTGTTGCTGAAATAACGCGTATTCGTGCGGAAACTGCGCGTCAGCGTAGGCAACACCGCATCGATATCCGGCGTCAGCAACGTACACCTGGTTTGCTTGAATATCAATTTGATGCAACTGGCAATGCATTGCTTGACAGCGCAAATAGCTTATACCTTGAAGATGAATTTGTTGACCTTTAGATATCCATTAAAGGGTCAAATTAAAACGTGGAATTTATCAAAAAGTACCCCTATATTGATTATTCGTTTGTTAAATCTACGATATCCTGAGCTGTTTCCATAACACCAGTGATCTGAGACACTCTGGCTCCGTAGATTCTATGGATTGCTTGATTTTCGTGGCAGATGCGGGAGATCAAGTCGATGAGATTATCGCGCTCGTCCAGTGCCTCGACCAGATAGTGACGCGTGCTTTCCAATATCTGACCTCTTTCTGTCAGTTGCGTATTGAATTCATCCAAACGACGCCACGCGTTTCCGCAATATTCTTCCCAAAGAGATCTTTCAAGTTCGCGACGCTCGAGCTCTTCTTCCAAATCCGTGATTCTCTCGCTGAAGTTGGCAAGTAGAATTGATTGAAGTCTTCCTGAAGTGGCCAAGTTGACGTTAGCCATGCGTTCTTCGTGATTCATCGTGCGTGCTGGGGGGTAAATTCGATAATGAAGCTTTCTGCAAATAAAATACGGAGCACCGTGTCGTAGACTCCGAAGGAAGGTAGTGACTTTTTATTAAAGAAATATTCATTATCGAATTTACCCCCCAGCACGCATGATGAACACAAGAACCATAGCTACTCAACTAGACCATTTAGGAAGTTCAACAATTCACTATCTACTTCTGCAGGGAATCCGTTTTGATAGATAGGCACGAGCTCCGAACTTGAATGACTCTCGGAAGAATTAAGCGATATGCGAGGTGAGTGTGGTGATTCAATAGCATCTGACGAAAGATCAGACTCTGGAACAGCACACGCTACTTCTGTCAGCGCACTTAGATGAGTCGCATTATCTCTCGCTTGATCAGCATCCGCCGGAAAATGAAGCTCATGGAATCTACGGAACAGAGGATCTCGATCTTGGTGATTTGGAAAACACTCGGATATCGTATAATTTGACAGAACGATAATCTTTCTAGGGCGTATTTTTTGTAAAGTTCCACCTTTAATTTGCCCTGGAAATGGATATCGGTCGGCCCATATCTTTAGCTGAGAGCCCGAAACTTCGTTTTTGGGCGACCATTCTTCAATTACAACGATGTTTTCATTGGTGTATCCATCCCACCATTTATTCAATTGTTTTTGATAATGTTCCGGGTAAACCTCCCACGCTAAACGCGATTTACCTGATCCTGTTGGACCAATCCACCATTCATGTAGTAATTCACCATCTAGAATTACTGGTACTCTTATTCGCATTGAGAGCAGTTGATTACATCTTGTAATCCACATGTGTGGATGATTGTGTTCAATCCATTCGAAGTCACCAGTTTTTGCGTGTTGGATGATTTCTCGGTATTTCTCTTGCGCTTTTGCGATTGAATTGGCTTGTTGGAGTTCTCGATCAATGGGAGGAACCCCCCTTTCAGTGAACAATCCGTCTTTCTTTGAATAGGTGATAGCTTGTTCAACTGTTCCTCTTCGCTGGTCAAGATATGCTCCTGGGAGTAATCTAGCCACAGCTGATCTTGTCTTGGCATTTGCGAAGTGGATGAATCCTTGTAAGTGAGGAGTTCCTCTGAGTTCTCCTCGTTCGATTCCATAGACGACGTACTCGCACTCGATGATTGAGAGGCATAGTATGTGGTCTGACTTGAAGTTGTTGATTGTGAAGATCCAGCTTCTTCCTCGAAACGACATATTGGACAATCACAAATTGATTTCACGTGTGGAATGCAGCAACGTGGACACTGAATCATATATGAGCACTTAGAGAGCGGAGTATCACCGAAGCGTAGCGTAGGTCGATAGCGCGGCGCGTAGTGCGGAGGAAAGATCCAACGATGGACACACAATTGTTTTCCGAGCGAAGCGAGTCGAGCGAAGCGAGTAAATTGAGATATGTGGCTTAGACCAGGGGGGGCGCGAAGCGCAGGCACGAAGTGCCATTACTACCCCCCTGGGCTGTGTAGTGCAGCCCATACAAATCCTAGTCAATAACCCAAATTACACATTCCACGGGAATAGAGGAATATAATTGGCTAGATTTTTAACTATATAGGGTTTTGATTGGCTGACGTTTATAGAATGTTGAACTTGAAGTTGAACTTTAGTTACACTTGCAATATTTACACATGAGTGTAGGTCATAAATATAGAACATATGTTCTATTAGTATCTCATTTTCGAATTATCGACAAAGAAGAGACACCATGGTTTACAGACGTTCAGCCCGCCGTGCACCTCGTCGTTATACACGACGTCCTTCGTATCGTGCTCCAGCACGTGCTCGACCAGCTCGTCGTCGTACTTATACGAAGCGAGCTACTAGTCGTCGAGCACCCAAGAAGGAGTGTGTTTGTCCAGGAGAGTTAAATCCTGGCAATAAATTTATTATGGCACAACTGGATCCTTTCGATCAAATTGTGACGGGTGCAAAGATTCCAGATAGTAATACTATGCCTAGTATTGCAAATTCTGATGTAGATATTGTCAATTTAGCTAGTACAGCTGTGTCAAC